GTAAGTCACCTACTCTCAACACTATGGGTGGCGGTAATAGACAACCCAAAGTTGTAACAGGTGCGTGGCGCGGAAGATACAGAGTCGATGGAGTCAGACAGGATCACAAAGGTTCTGTTGCAGGTAGAACTAAGCAGATGTTAGAGCTTCGTAAAGATGATAAGACTAATGCGCTAACTACAGTCCAGAAGGACAATGTGGTAGTAGAACCAGAGAAGATGAATTGGCGCAAGCTATCGGTTGTAGAATGTGAGCGTTTGCAAACAGTCGATGACGACTACACCGATGGAGTATCTAACACACAACGCTACAAAATGTTAGGGAATGGTATGACGGTGGAAGTGATCTCACATATATTAAGCAATGTTTCACCTGGCCAGCTACAGAAAAAGGTGGATTTCTAACATGTTTTATGGTACAATATACCCTATCTATGATGATAATAATAATAACTAAAGCGTAAGCGAGGTACAATAAATGGCTACAGTAAGTGGAAAAGCTATGTGGGCAAGTGTAACAACTCCACAAACAAGATTTGAGCCTCACAACTATACAATTACTTTGTTGGTTGATGAGGAAATAGCATCAGAGTTCGCATCAGAAGGTTTCGCAGTCAGGGAAACAGATGATGGTAAAGTTCTTGTAATGAAGAGACGTTACCAAAGGAACGATGGAGCAATTAACCCTGTTCCTATATGTGTTGATAAAGATAAAGAACCTTTTACTGATCGAATTGGAAACGGTTCTGAAGTTGTTGTTCAATACAGAGGATACGAAAATCAGTTCGGTAAGTTTATAGAACTTCAAGGAGTTCAAGTTTTGGAACTTGTAGAGTATGAACCTTTGCCTGATGATGGCGAGGAATTTTAATGGCTGAGAAATTTGATAAACCTTTCATACCTATCAACGGTGTGAATTTAACTGTTGACGATCTTCCAGAAGGCAAGGGAAGAGATATCTTTGGAAGATTGCAACGGTTAGCTCAAAAGAAAGCTCTGTTAGTTCTAGACTTAGAAGAACTTCAAGCAGGAATGAATTGGTTTACTAATAGGCTCGTAGATCTAGTCAATAATGAAGGTGAAGAACCTGATGATAGTAATGTTTGACGAGTAATTTAAAATTTTCCTGATTGGTTTATCTGTTCCAAGATAAGCCTCTGGTAAGAAGTACCAATGGTCAGGGTGGATGGTAAACTTCGGTTGGAGGGTAGGTCAAAGGTAGATCATTGGAGCAAACGATGCAAGTAAAAAGAAAGAAAGGTTTTGTACAAAAACATTTGGAATGTCCTTCATGTGGACATAAGAAATGTTACGCAATAAACGCAGATGGTTCTGGCTGGTGTTTCAGTTGCAATTATCGTGGACAACATGAAAAGGGAGTAGCTCTCGTGCCTGATAAACAGACAACTCAATTTACTTCAAACACTTCTGTTGATGCATCAACTTATTCAGCATTAACAGACAGGAAAATATCTGAGGCAACTGCTCGTAAGTATGGAGTGAAGGTTGTTACTTCTACTGATGGAACAATATTTCAGCACAAGTATCCTTACTACGATGATAATGGCGAGAGAGTTTCTACAAAAACAAGACAAGTAAAGAGCAAGAAGTTTTCTTGGGAAGGAACACAAAAAGATATAGGTTTGTTCGGTGAACAGTTATTCAAGAAAGGAAAATATTTAACTATTACTGAGGGTGAGTGTGATGCAATGTCTGCTTACGAATTAATGGGAAGTAGATGGTCGGTAGTTTCCATAAGACACGGTGCAGGCAACGCAGAACAAGACATCAAGGACAGTCTTGAGTTCGTAGAAGGATTTGACAATGTTGTTATTTGTTTTGATAACGACAAGCAAGGGAGAAAAGCATCACAGAAAGTAGCTAGGTTATTAAGACCAGGAAAAGCAAAAATAATGCGACTTCCTGATGGGTTTAAAGATTCAAACGATATGCTCAAGGCAAATGAACACAAAAAATTTGTGACATGTTTTTGGGGAGCAAAGACTTATACACCGACAGGAGTGTTGAATATTTCTGAGAAACGAAAGCAGTTTCATAACAGGGAAAAGAGAGATACTATTCCATTTCCGTGGGAAGGTTTGAACAAAAAGTTATATGGACTACAGACAGGAAGCTTACTAACTTTTACAGGTGGCACAGGTTTAGGTAAGTCTAGTGTTACTCGTGAGATAGAACATTGGCTTATTAAACAAACAAAAGACAACGTAGGTGTTATATCTCTAGAAGAAGATTGGAGAAGAACGGTAGATGGTATTCTATCTATCGAGGCTAATGCAAGGTTGTATATAGATCAAGTAAGAGATGAGTATTCTGAAGAAGAGCTAGATGGTTTTTTTGATATACTGACTGATGATAGTGATGAAAATAAATTATGGATTCATGCGCATTTCGGAACAAGCGACATAGAGGAAATATTTTCTAAGCTTAGATTTATGATTATAGGATGTAATTGCAGATGGATTATCATAGATCACTTACATATGTTGGTTAGCTCAATAACAGAAGGTGATGAACGTAGAGCTATTGATGCGATCATGACTAGATTAAGAAGTATTGTTGAAGAAACTGGAGCAGGTTTGATTCTAGTATCTCATCTAAGAAGAGTTATGGGTAATAAAGGACACGAAGACGGCATTCAAGTTAATCTAAGCCATTTAAGAGGTAGTCAAGGCATAGCACAACTAAGCGATTGTGTTATAGCTTTAGAACGTAATCAACAATCAGATGATCCAGAAGAAGCGAACACTACAGTATTACGAGTTTTGAAATCTAGGTACACAGGTGACGTAGGATATGCAACAAGTTTATTCTATGATAAGCATACTGGCCGCCTGTCTGAGCTTGAATTAGATTCTTTTGAAAAAGATGTGGAGTCAGCATGGACTTAGTATTTGATATAGAAACTGACGATTTAAAAGCCACGAAAGTGCATTGTATGGTAGCTCAAGATTATGACTCTGGCAAAATTTATATGTTTGCTCCTCACCAGTTAGAGTCTGGTCTTGAGTTACTTCAAAAAGCAGACAGATTAATAGGACACAACATAATAGGCTTTGATGTTCCTGTTATCAAAAAATTGTACGGTGTAGATCTGTCTGATAAAGAACTTGTAGATACACTTATCATGTCAAGATTATTTAATCCTGTTCGTGAAGGTGGACATAGTTTAGAAATGTGGGGATATCGTTTGAAATATCCTAAGAAAGATTTTGATGAGTATGAAAAGTATTCAAGTAAAATGTTGGACTACTGTAGAAGGGATGTCCAATTAAATTCTCTGGTATTAAGAGAACTAAAGAAAGAAGGACTTGGTTTTTCTAAAGAAAGTGTACAGCTTGAACAAGAAGTGTCTTTGATATTGAAAGAACAAGAAGATACTGGTTTCCTGTTTGATGCATACAAATCCGAAATATTGTTAGCAGAACTAAGAGAGAAAATGCAAGCAACGGAAGACGAAGTTCACCAAGTTTTTAAACCTAGAAAAGTATTTGAAAAAATTATGCCGTCTTATAGGAAAGATGGTACGCTTTCTAAACTAGGAGTTAGTGAAACAACAAACAAAAAAGTACATCTGCTTGGTTCAGAGTATATGTTATTAAAAAACGGAACACCTCATTTTGTTAGAACACATGAAGAAGAATTTAATCTTGGTTCAAGGAAACAAATAGGAGAATACCTACAAGACTTCGGATGGAAACCTGCACGATTTACACCAACAGGTCAGCCTATTATAGACGAAGGAACTTTAAATAAAGTTAAGCATATACCAGAGGCAAAATTGATAGCTGAGTTTTTGCTGCTTCAGAAAAGGGTAGCACAGATAAGTTCTTGGACAGAAGCTGTAGAAGAAGATGGTAGAATTCACGGTTTCGTAATATCAACAGGAACTATAACAGGAAGAATGTCAGCAAGGAGTCCAAACTTACAACAAGTTCCTTCTGTTAAGAGTCCATACGGTGCAGAATGCAGATCTTGTTGGATTGTACCAAAGGATTATAAGTTAGTTGGAATAGATGCAAGCGGTTTAGAATTAAGAATGCTTGCACATTATATGAAAGACAAGGAGTTTATAAATGAAATCGTTAATGGAGACATACATGCCCGCAATCAAAAAATTGCAGGGCTTAAATCTAGAAGTCAAAGCAAAAGCATTATCTATGCAATCATCTACGGAGCAGGAAACAAAAAGCTTGGTCAAATGGTCGGAGGAAGTACAGCTCGTGGTAAAAAACTTCGAGAACGCTTGTTTGCTGATCAACCAGCATTTAAATCGCTTGGAGATAGAGTTACACAAGTTGCAAAAAGAGGCTACGTTAAAGGACTCGATGGAAGACGGATTAATATAAGAAGAAACTATGCATCTTTGAATAGTTTGTTACAGGGAGCAGGAGCTACAATCATGAAAAAAGCATTGCTCTTGTTATATAAAAACGGAAAGAAAAGAAATTTAGATTTTAAATTTGTTGCCAACATTCATGATGAGTGGCAAGTAGAAGTGCATACTGCACATGCCGAATACTTTGGTAAGCTTGGTGTAGAAGCAATCAAAGAAGCAGGCACTTTTTATAACCTTCGGTGTCCTTTAGATGCTGAATACAAAATAGGAGATAGTTGGAATGATACCCACTAAGAATGAAAATCATAAAATGTATGGAAAAACTTATAACTTTAAAAAAGATCCTAAATGCACCAAGTGTTCTGTAGATCTAATTTCAGAGCAGGAAGATAGCGGTTTCAACTGGAGACCTGCTCTTGTTGTCAGACATTGGTATATTTGTAGCTCTTGTCACAACGATATGAAAAGTTATCACTATTATTTGAGGAAAGCTAAAAAGTACACAGAGCAGATAGCCACTATCAATTTAGAATATATTCAACGTTTTAATCAAATCAAAGAAGGCTTTGTATACATGTTAACTAATCCTGCTTGGAAAGGTTGGATCAAAGTTGGAATGGCTGTTGATGCAGATGACAGATGTAATGCTTATCAAACAAGCAGTCCTCACAGAGATTACACAGTACAGTACAAAAGATTTTTCAAAAACCGAAGAGTAGCAGAAGAGAAGGCACATCTTCTTCTTTCTGACATTGCTTCCGATGTAAATGGAGAATGGTTTAATGTAACAGAACACAACGCTCAAGAAGTAATAGATTCTATATGAAAAATCTCAATACATTAGTAGCTGATATCTATGATAGTATATCTGTTTTAAATGACGGAACAGCACTAAATGTATCTGAAGAAGATATAGATAATTTCGGAAATGCTATGAAAGAAGTGTTGCGGAACTGGTCACATCCTAAAGAAAGATCAAGTAAAAATAATTTACGTATGAGCAACGTTGGTAGACCAATGCGACAACTTTGGTATGATTTAAAATCAGAAGACAAAGCGCAACTTCCGTTAGATTCTTCCGTGTTTATCAAGTTTTTATATGGACATATCTTAGAAGAAGTTGTTCTTTTGTTGGTAAAACTAGCAGGACATGATATTAGTGCCGAGCAGGAAGAAGTAGTTGTTGACGGTGTAAAAGGACATATGGATTGTAAAATAGATGGGGAAGTTATTGATATTAAAACAGCTTCTGGTTTTGCATTCAAAAAGTTCAGAGACGGAACACTAAGAGACGATGATCCTTTCGGATACATGGCTCAACTAGCAGGGTATGAAGAGTCAGCAGAAACAAACGAAGGTGGTTTCCTGGTCTTAAATAAAGAAACTGGTGAACTTGCGTTGCATATACCAGAATATTTGGACAAACCAAACATACGAAGTAAAATTACAAAGATCAGAAATTATTTAAAATTTGACGAACCGCCAGATCGATGTTATAATGATATACCAGACGGTAAAAAAGGAAACATGAAACTTGCTCGTGGTTGTGTCTATTGTAGGCATAAAAATACGTGTCATGAAGATGCTAATGATGGTGAAGGTCTGAGAGTTTTTAAATATTCTAACAAGCTTGTTTATTTCACCAACGTTACAATAGAACCTAGAGTTCCTGAGATAACAAGGTGAATGGAAGAAATTCAAAACAATACAGAAAGACAGGAAAACAAATCTTAGTTGATTGGTTGCGGTCTGTTATACCCGATGAAGAAGACGGTGCTAAGATAACTGTAAAAAACATAGAAGAATTTCTAGCTGAACAAACGCATGTTTACATGAATAGAAAGTTTCTTCTTAGTGCTTATTCTTTGAAATGGATTTATAAACGTGTCAAAAGAAACCCTAAGTTAACTTTTGAACAACTACAAAAAGATCTAAAGCAGGAACAAAAACCAACAACAGGATCATTCACTTTATGAAGAAGAAGACAAAAAAGATAAAACAGTTAGAAGAGTCAGGTGAAATAGAAATTGATATTAATTCAATTGATTTAGAAGAACTATTGATAGCATTAGGCGGAGTCCTGTTCGCAGGCGCAGATGTAATGGAGTTAGATACTCCCTTGCTTGAACGTCTAGCAGATTTAATAACAGCAGAGATTGTTATTCGTGAAAACAATTTATCTCCTGCTCCTAGAGG